AATGTGACCAGAAGGGGCGGTTATAAGACTTGGTGCCGGTGAACTTTTCAACAAAGAAGCAGCGATAGACATCGGGTTTATCCATAAATGCTGCCTGGTATTCAAATTTGCCATCTGATGAGGCTGAGGCAAACTCCTTCAGCTCTGACCAGGTGCCGGCAGGAACATCCCCGCCATCGCCATAAACCAACGACCACAGCTTAAAATTACCCCCGGAGTCCTTTCCGATGATAAACAGATTCCAGTCGCCACTATAAACTGTGGCTATACCTGAGAGGTCACCGGTCGACTTGTCCCAAGCGACCTTATCCCCCCAGCTACCACTTATGCGCTTCATCACATAGAGGGTCGCCTGGTCAGCGAAGAACAGGGCGATATCGCCATTCGGCTTATAGCAAGCAGCTATGCCATTGATGGCGGTGGTTGGGGTATAGCCCAGGAGTTCAGGACTTCCCCAGCTAACCCCGTAGTCGGTGCTCTTTAGCTGGTAGAGCTTTCGGTCAGTTTTAATCCAGAAGATGGAGACCTCAGCCCCCAGAGAGCAGCAGGCAACAATAACCACATCATACTGGTTGGTGTAAACCCACTGGCTGAAATCTGACTGGGGGCTGGGGTTAGCCACCCTCTGGCGATAGAGCTTTCTGGAATCAGCCGGTGGTGTTACCCTGACCCTGTTCAGGGAGCCATCCTCGGGCATGGTCACGGCGTGGAAGTAATCATCTTCCGAGCCGGTATAGAGCCTTGACCACCGCAGGTTGACTACCCCGGAGTGCTTATTTGAGACTGCCACCTTGACGTAGGGGGTATGGGTAGCTTCCTTCTGGGTGGCAAGCAATGTTGAACTAAGTTGTCTCATCGTGCCCTCACCTCACCAGAATAGGTGCCCGAGCAAAATGCCCAGAGCGCCAAATAAGAGGAGCCACAATAAGGGGTGTTTCCTCTGGTTATCCCGAATAATATGACTCCAGGGTCTGCCCCCTATCCTGGTCCAAAGCCACTTATACAGTCGGTCTATCATTTTCCCTGAACCTCTTGATAGCCCTTTCGCCAAAGTATTCTATGATAACCACCGAGACCAATCCGGCCAGTAACGGTGGCACCTCCATATTAGTCAAAATGCAGACGCTATAGAGGATAAAGCCCCAGACGATGATAAAGGGTCTGATAAGGCTCTTGATAAACTGGGCTAAATCCTTCATCTCAACTACACCAATGCTGCCAGGGTATCAGGTAGTGACTTATTTGCACTGCGGTAGTGGTTTGCCAGGTGCTTGGCTGCCTGGAGTATCTCCTCCGGGCTGGCATCAACCCTCCGCCCCCGGTAACCACCCCGGGAGAGGGCAGCCACCGCCGCTGGCATCCGCTCCCAGTCAACCGTCTTTTCAATATCAAGCTTCCCCTTCACGGCTCTGAAGATGCTTTTCTTATGATGAGGTAGCTTCCAGGTATCAGGGTCACGTGGGTCGCCGACGATGGCAAACGCCTCCTTAGACAAGCCGTCTTTGGTCTTAGGTAGTGCCTCTCTCACTGTCATCATAGCCTCCTTTACTGTTCATAGAGCTGGCGAATTCTGACCCGATTTCTTCTCCCCAGCCTCTTTAGCTCGCTTCTGAATTGTTTTAGCCTCTCATTGCCCCAAGCGAGGAACTCCCCTGGGGTGGTGGTGCCGCCAACGCTGACCCGATTGATGGCATAGCTAGCCCATTCCACGGCGGCATAGCCCTCGGCGCCGATAGCGATTAAGTCCTCATGCTTGGTGGGGATAGTTGACCCCTGAGCATCAAGGGTATGGAGAATGCCATAATAGATATTGCAGTTAGAGCCGTCGGGGACTTCATCACTAAACAGGGTCAGGGCATGTCCCCATAGGGCAAACTTCTGGTAGCAGGGTGGGAACCTGTCCACCGGATACTCCACCGACTCCACCATAACCCTATCGCTCAGGGATGATATATCAATCACCCTGGAGCTTGGGGTGGTAGGCATAGTGGCTTTTGCCGGCAGCGGCACTGCCTCAGAAAACTCCTTTACTGCGTGGGCAATGTGCCTGTCCAGCTCATCATTGCTCCAGCGGTAGTTTGCCGGGTCTTCATCCTTTAGGTCGCGCCTGACAATGGTTCTCATAGTGCTTAGGTCCATAATTTCATACCTCCTCCCTTGGTCGGCATTTCTATCTTGGCGATAAGAGAATCGCTGCCCCATCCCAGTTCACTGGCAAATAGGTCCTGGAGCAGGCTGCCGACTTCAACACCACCTGCTTCAACACCACCGCCAGTGTCAAGGGCAGATAACAGCCGGGCAATAAGGGCTTCAATGCCAGAGCCGGTTTCACTGCTAGCCAGAAGGGCGCTGGGCACCGGTGTGCCCTCGACACCAGACCCGGTATCAGAGGACGACTTGACTTCCCCCGTTTCCAGAGAAACATAGGCATCAATACCAGTGCCAGCGTCTGATGAAGTCTTTGGCGTTTCTCCTGGCGTATAATCAACCTCAACATAGACCTGGGTGCAACGAGCATTGGTCAACCCTGTATTCAGCCTAACGCCAATCTGTAGAGCATCTATGTCATCCCAAGTCCAAGCTACGCCAGTTTGAGGATTGGTATCATATTGTGTGTTGTAAGACACATAACCAATAGTGAGGGCATTGGAGCTTCCAGTATATGGAGTCCCTCCCGTCTTAACATATGTAAGAGCATAAGCGTTCGTGCCCGCATCGCTAACCTTTTTAGCTACTATATAAACCTTGATGAAATTTATTGTTCCACTGCCAGTATGAGCAGGTAGATTGTATAAATCGTATAAGTTTAAGCTGTTACCAACATAAACATAAGTGGTATCACCATCAGCCGACTCTTCATCTACCTTATCCCAGTGTGCAGTGCCATAAGTAACAGTTACCCAAAGCTGGTATGTATAAGCCGTTCCGTTTGAGTGCATACTAACTACGGCAATCAGGGCATCTATTTCAGCCCAAGTCCAAGCTGCTGTAGTAGCAGGATTGAGGTCAAAGGATTGCGACTTAACAGTGCCCCCTGCTGGTGAAGTTACGAGGGTCTGCTCAATCATCCCATAGTCAGTGCTACCTATTCTGACACCCAATTTTATGTAGCCGTTATTACCAGCCGCTCTAATGCAGTAGGCACTGACAGTTACGTTGGATATAGCACCTGACTCGGTTGTATGGTCTGCCAAATCATATCTATCAGTTACATAGGTAGTGCTGGTGGTCTTTACATAGTCAGAGACATCTTCTGTAACCTCATCAACGGTAGACCAATGGTCTCCAGTAGGAATAGGGACAAGTTCCTGGGTGCCATTATCACCAGTAGGTCTAATAGTCAAAGTAAGACCACTTGAAGGATATTGAGAAAGTATATTTGTTTCATCCCCAGCGGCATTTGGTCTTAAGGTTTCAACGTCATTCCGCAGGTCAACCGGTCTTATAATGCCTTCTGGGGACTGAAGGATAACATTGAAGCCATCCTGACTGATAATCCTCCAGCCTTCAGATAACCTTCTGGCTACATACTGCTCACAGGTTTCGTGTAAGGTAAGCATTAGTGCCACTTCCCTTCAAGAGTTAACAACCCAGAGTCAAGCTCCTCACTGGCAGCAAAGAACTCCTCAAGGGAATTAAAGCCCTCCTTCTTGAGTTCAGCCAGCAGTTGAGCCAGTAGCGGTGTGTGCTCCTCAGGTATGCCCCTGTGCCAGGGCTGAGCATATAACTTGGCATGGTCAGCCCGGTAAGCATCAACCGCCTTACGCCCGTTGAGAACTTTCTGCTTGTCAGCCATTTACTCTCCCTAGCTCAAAGTAATGCTAACCTCTAAAGTCCAGGTGCCACTTGATTTTGTGCCCAGAGCGTCAACCTTTCTATTAAGGCACTTGCCACTGGTTGATTGCTTCACCACCCATTCATTCCAGGCATAGTTGGCATCACTATCACCGAAGCTTGCCTTGAAGGTTGCTTTCTGACTGGTGGAAGTAGGATAGCCGGTTTCCATGCCCTTATAGGCCTTGTTGGTGGCTGCCTGTAAATCGGTCTGGGTGGCATTGGCAGCGGTGCTGGAATCGCCAACGCCAATCTGG